GCCTCTCTTCCAGCAAAGCTGGGTATGCGTGTGAACTAAAACTACAACGTGTTACTACGGTCTTTATTTATAAGAGGTGACCTAACGCTAGTTTGAAATAAGATACAAGTAATCCACTATACTTGAAATAGCTACAGACAGTACACCTTACCAAGGTATAGAATCACCTTAAGTTGATCATCAACTAACAAGATGTTGTCTGACTAGAGCCCCTAACCAAAATACTACAAATCGACGCCATCATATCCGTAATCAACCTTAAAAATTTTATCTAAGGCTGCACAACGGATGATATCACCATCTTTCCCTTCACCCGTATAAATATTTAATTCATCCAGGTCACATTGGGAAATTTGGTAACGCAAGCATAAGTCATTATCGGAAACGAAGCTTTCACTACTGCGTTTAACTCGCCATTGCTCATCGTTTTTAATAATAATTTTGGTTGAGGGTTTTGTGGGATACCTAGCCCGAAGGTTGCGCATAATACTAGAGTCACCAGAATGGACATATCCATCTATGACACTAGCTTGGTAATTATACGATCGGGCCTTAATCTCACCGCGGCCAGGAAGCTCGCCATCACATGAACCATGAGAACGCAAAATAACTCCTAAATTTAAGAAAAACCCCCCGTCAGCTGTGGGGGAATGTTTCAAAAACTGTAGTTGTTGTATGTGATCACATTGGTCAATCCTAACCAAATACCCTATTTTTGCAGCGGCATTCGTTATCAATGCTGCGCATTGGGATTTAGTAACACTGCCATGAACTTCAAGCGCATCGGCTATTTGTATAAATATCATGGTGTTAGCGGTGTTATTAAGATTGGTGGTGGCGGCGTGACCGCTATATAGGGTGTGGAAAAGGGGACGCAATAACACCTTTAACCACTGCGTAGAAAATATTACACACTTGGATAAACATTGGGCGAAGAAATTAGATATATCATTAGTAAACCTTGAATCGTTTGTATCGATGGCGGCCCTAAAAACCTCAAAAATGGGGTCATAGTGGCTGCCATCACAAACCTTAACGTCCATATTACAGCGAAATATACCGTCAGAGCAAACTATGCTGAGACATGAATCATCCGATAAGAATATGAAAGATAGCTGGTCTTTCGGTGCAATCAACATGTCGAAAGCCTTAGCCATATTCTCGGCACTAGGCTTTACAAACACCGAAACACCGGTTTTATATCGATATGGTATGGAAAACGCATACTTCACAAAATCCATGAAATATGCGAATACACTAGTACCGGGCGCTGTGCAATCACCTACAGCCCTGAGATACTTACCTCTATCCAAAAATTCCCCGGGTTTGGCCTTAACCCTAACCCGTTTTATCCTAGTACCAGTGGTGCAGCCGCTTTGATTCAGCTCCACCATTGTACGAATACGTAACTTTCTTTTAACGTGCGGAGCAAGCGTCCAAGCATTTCGAAGCTCAGTTGAATCGCCAATGCCCCCACGTAGCACCTCCCCAAGGCGCGCATTAAACCATAGTACCCACGCCGCAATCCCAGGGGACGTCAGCGTTAAATTTCGATATTGATCATCTTTCAGTTGTTGATGCACACCAGGTATATCAGGCTCCCTAGCGCACGTGAGTCTTCTCACCGCGCCGCGCAAACCGTCATTATTACTCATAGTAACAACAGCAGAACTAAAAAATCGCAATCCGAAATAAGTACGATAGTTCTTGGACATACGTCCGTTGTCGAAATAACCCAAATAATTAGGGTCATCCGGGAACATTACGTCCCCGTTAACGACATACTCACTCCCACTAACCACCTCAAACCGCCCACCATCAACGAACGTTTTAACTGAACAAGATTCATTATTCAACAAATGACCTTTGTAATTGCCAGCGAAAGACAACCCGTTGGGTGGGGGATGAGGTCAGTAAGGCACATTAACTACGGAATTATCACCAGCAGGATTTAACCTCTGGTCAACCTCAAGGCGCTGCATGAGGTATTCCGCAGTATTGTGCGATATGACGTGAAAATTCGGAACGCTAGTAGGTGGAACCAACGACAATGCCCTACATATGTCGTTAGTAATAAACCTCCTAGTGTCGGGTCTAACCTTGCTCCCTCCCCGCACTTTACAATATATATCATTCGCTATAGTTGTAAAAACGGGAGCCTCCCTATATCCTGCATATCCTTGTAGTGGGCAAACCTTGGAACTCCAAGAGTAGGGATTGTACAATTGCCTGGTCGGTTGACCGCAATCATCACTCTCCATACGCACTAACATACCAATGGTATGGGTGTCACTCCACCATATACCTAGTAAAGTACGAACCCACGGAATAACTGGTATAAACCCAAGGACAAGTGCTACCAAACTATGTGGCAATCCCATTTCATACAAATGGCGTACATACAACATTGAGACACATAAAAGGATACTCCACAAAAACAGTCCTAACCGACAGATCTTGGCTGCAC